CATGGAACTACATGCGCTCTCGTCTACGATCCACTGCACCCGACTTACCAGTCTTTATGAGAGCTACTACAAATCCGGGTGGTAGAGGACATCACTGGGTCAAAAAAATGTTTATTGATCCTGCTGCAGTAGATACTCCATTTAATGCTACAGACATTGAAACAGGAGAAGATCTAAAGTACCCAGCAGGTCATGAAAAAGCAGGCAGACCTTTGTTTAAACGTAGGTTTATACCTGCTAGATTAAGAGATAACCCATACTTAGCTGCACAAGGTGACTATGAAGCAATGCTTCTGTCATTACCTGAACAACAACGTAGGCAGTTACTAGATGGCGATTGGGATATCAAAGAAGGTGCAGCATTTACAGAGTTTGATAGGAATGTACATGTCGTTGAACCCTTTGATGTACCTAACAACTGGGTTAGATTTAGAGCATGTGACTACGGATACGGAAGTAAATCAGGCGTTGTATGGTTCGCTGTATCCCCAAATGAACAGCTTATTGTATATAGAGAACTTTACGTAAGCAAAGTATTAGCTACTGACTTAGCAGACATGATACTAGAACTAGAAGCTGGTGATGGTGGAATGAGATACGGAGTACTTGACTCTTCTCTGTGGCACAAACGTGGTGATACAGGCCCATCTCTAGCAGAACAAATGGTACAACGAGGTTGCAGGTGGAGGCCGTCAGACAGAAGTAAAGGCTCACGTGTAGCAGGTAAAAACGAAGTACACAGAAGATTACAGATAGATGAGTTTACAGAAGAACCACGATTAGTATTTTTTAGTAATTGTCACAATCTTATTGCTCAACTACCAGCGTTACCCATAGATAAAAAGAATCCAGAAGATATTGACACAACTTCAGAAGACCACTTGTATGATGCTTTAAGATATGGTATAATGTCAAGACCAAGGTTTAGTATATTTGACTATGATGCAAGTAATACAAGAACATCACGAATGCCTGTTGCAGATGCAACATTTGGCTATTAAAGGTAAAATAAATGGCAGAAGAAAACGAAGTATTTATTGAAGACGAAATAGTTATGCTGGAAGATACAGAAGAATCTGTTACTGAAGATATTGACGTATCTGCCATAATTCCTTTTATTATGGAAAGATATAAAAGAGCAGATGATTATAGACAGCAAGATGAAACACGCTGGCTAAGATCTTACCGCAACTACAGAGGTATATATGGATCAGACGTACAATTTACTGAAGCAGAAAAATCTCGTGTATTTATTAAAGTAACTAAAACTAAAACTCTTGCTGCCTATGGCCAGATAATAGATGTGTTATTTGCTAATAATAGATTTCCATTAACTGTTGATCCTACAGAGCTACCCGATGGTGTAGTTTCAGATGTTAGCTTTGATCCTAAAGAACCAGAGCAACTTAGAGAAACAGAACCTAAAGACAGTCCTTATGGATTTTCAGGTGATGGTATGGATGTTCCAGCAGGAGCTACAGAAAAAACTCTTATGGAAAATTTAGGAGTTCTTAAAGATGACCTTGAGGGAATAGAAAATTTAAAGATGGGAGTAGGTAAAACTCCTACAGCAGTTACATTTAGTCCAGCTATGATAGCAGCAAAGACTATGCAGAAAAAAATACAGGATCAGCTAGAAGAGTCTAGTGCATCTAAACACTTACGAAGCACAGCATTTGAAATGGCTTTGTTTGGTACAGGCGTAATGAAAGGCCCATTTGCTATAGATAAAGAGTATCCTAGTTGGAATGATGATGGCGAGTATGAACCTACTATAAAAACAGTTCCACAAGTATCTCATGTATCAGTGTGGAACTTCTATCCAGACCCAGATGCTAACAATATGGATGAAGCACAGTTCGTTATAGAGCGACATAAAATGTCACGTACTCAGTTAAGAGCATTAAAAAGAAGACCTTACTTTCGTTCTGCTGTAATTGATGAAGCAATTCAAATGGGTGAAAACTATGATAAGGAACACTGGGAAGATGACTTATCTGATTACGCACCAGAATACGGCACAGACAGATTTGAAGTGCTTGAATACTGGGGAATGTGTGATACAGAAATGCTACAAGAGCAGGGTGTAGAGATACCTGAAGAGTTAGAAGACACAGACGAATTACAAACTAATGTATGGATATGTAATGGTAAGTTAATTAGAATGGTCATTAATCCATTTAAACCTTCACGTATACCTTATATGGCTGCACCGTATGAGCTTAACCCATATAGTTTCTTTGGCGTAGGTATAGCTGAAAACATGGATGACACCCAGACATTAATGAATGGCTTTATGAGAATGGCTGTTGACAATGCTGTTTTAGCAGGAAACCTTCTTATTGAGGTTGATGAAACTAACTTAGTTCCCGGTCAGGATCTATCTGTCTATCCCGGAAAAGTCTTTAGAAGACAGGGTGGCGCACCCGGCCAAGCAATTTTTGGAACGAAGTTTCCTAACGTAGCTGGAGAAAATTTACAGCTATTTGACAAAGCTAGAGTGTTAGCAGATGAAAGCACAGGATTGCCTAGCTTTTCTCATGGGCAGACTGGTGTATCAGGAGTAGGTAGAACAGCTTCAGGTATTAGTATGTTAATGAATGCTGCTAGTGGTGGCATTAAAAATGTTATTAAGAATGTAGATGATTATTTACTACGGCCTTTAGGTGAAGGACTGTTTAGATTTAATATGCAGTTTGATTTTGATCCTGCAATTAAAGGTGACTTAGAAGTTAAGGCTCGTGGCACAGAAAGTTTAATGGCGAACGAAGTAAGAAGTCAGAGGTTAATGCAGTTTATGCAAGTTGCATCAAACCCTGTACTTGCACCGTTTGCTAAATTTGATTATATTATCCGTGAGATTGCAAAATCTATGGAGCTAGACCCCGATAAAGTAACTAACAATATGAATGAAGCTGCTATACAAGCAGAGCTTATGAAAGCCTTTCAACAGCCTCTTCCAGATCAAGCTACTCCAGAAGGAGTACCACAAGAAGGTGGGCCACCTGCTCCAGCAGGAACTAACCCAGCAGATCCAACAGGAGCAGGAGGAGGAACGATAGGAACAGGAATAGCACCTTCACCACAGGAACAGGGATTTAGTGCAAACAATGGACAAGGAAATACTCAGCAAGCTCAAGGGGCTGGTATCCAACCCCCAGCAATGGAACAACTTCAATAGTTATCTAGAAGAGTTAATAAATCAACAACATCGTACAATAGAACAGTCCGATAACATGATTGCAGTACATAGATCACAAGGCTCTATATACACATTACGTAGACTACAAAAACTCAGGGATGAAATATTAAATAATGGGTCTGTTAAGTAAAGCATCTAAACTAGCTAAAGTAGCTAAAAAGGTTACAGACACTAAAAAGTCTGCGATTAGAAAAGTTTTTGATGAGCTACCAGAAGATGTAAAATCTGAAATGCCTTCGCAGCCAGATGATTTATCTGTATATGGATATCACGGAACCGCAAAAGAACGCAGTGCAGACAAACCTTTTTTTGACATAAACTTTGCTCGTAAACAAGATCAGTTTATGGGAGAAGGTTTTTACTTTACAATGGATCCTGTTATAGCTGGTGAATACGCTAATACAAGAGCTATTGATTTAGCACCTGCAAAAGAATCTATAAGAGGTCAAGAAGCTCTTAATATAATGAACGACCCAAAGGTAGATCGCAATTTATTAGGATCAGCGTTTACTACTAAAACTTCTGCTGCAACTATAGATATTTCTTCCGATGGAAGTTTAACAACATTTGACAGTTTAAAACAAGGAAAAGATATATACGGAAATGCTATTGGTGAAGGACAAAGTATAGCAAGGTTTGATTTGTCAGGATTAGAAAAACCTTACGTAGTTAAAAACAATAAAGATAGATTATACGTAAAAGATAATATAGCAAAAATAAAAAAACAAGGTTATGATTCAGTTTTATTTGCAGAGTTTGGTGATAGGTCAAAACAAATTATGGTTTTTCCTGAACATATGGATAAAATTGACACTACTAAAATGGCTACCACCAAACGTGCTTCAAGTAATTTTGCTGAACCATTAGAGATAGGAACAAGTGAATTTAATGTAAAGAATCCTGATAAAGTTTTAAAGAGCCACACTTTAGAAGATTTAAATGCCATTGATATTGAGAGAAGTAAAGCTGGTAGTTCGGCACAAACAGCAAAAATAAATGTTCCCATAGAAGAGGGTGCGGAAAAATCTGTTAGGTTAAATTTAAATTCTAAGATAGATCCTGATGGGCCTCTAGCACCGTTTAATCACCTACAAACAATACACCCAGTAAATAGTAAGGGAACTCCTATTTATAGTACGGCTGAATCCTACATGCCAGCAGTTACTGTAGAAAAAGGTACTTTTCACGTAAATCAAAGTAAAAGAAGAAAAATATCAGAAGAAGGCTTAAAAGAAGCTGCTATGTCTGTTCAAGGTAAGTTTACCTCAAAACGAAACGTTTTAGATGAAATGGACGATACAGTAATAGAAGTCGGTATTAATCCTAAAGATAAACATTTGTTTATTGACATGAAAACAGGACAGGCGGTAAAAGCTTTTGACATAGCTACTATTTATAGAGATAGAGTTTATGTAAAGGGAGTTGAGTACTGGAAAAAAGCAGAAGCACCTAATCCCCTTTCTGCTAAAGGCGATATACCAATTAACAATCAGGTTCGGTACAAGTTTGCTGATGGAGGTTTACTAACAACAAGCCTAACGCCAAACAGATCTACTATGTCAATGAACCCAATACTAAAACATCACTATGAAAACATAGCTACAGACAGTGCAGTACGAAACGAAGATGGGTCATTAAGCACTGTTAAAACTGCCATTGTAGAAATAGATGGTAAAGAAACACTTATACCTACAGTATGGAACGGAGAAATACTAGAGGGTGACAGACTAAACGAAGCTATAGACAACGCAGTTAACAGTGGTAAAAAATGGCCTAACATTGATGCAGAAAATGTAAAGGCAATAGAAAGATTAAACAATCTAGATAAACTTTTACACCAAGACATGAAGCCTATCTCTAGAGAAGAAGCCCAAGAAGTTTTAATAGATGAGTTTTCTAAAAAAAGAACATTAAATAAAGATAGCCTAAAGCCAGTTTTTAGTACAACTTCTTCTGAAGATGTAATGCTACCTGAAAATACTAATGACGCTATTGATCAACCTACAGAAAAAGGATTACTAGATAAGTTTAAAAATAGTCCTTTAAAATATATTAAAGATTTAAATTTAATGGGTAGCGATAAGCGTATTGAGCTTGGAAATACAATAGAGTTTAACAAAGGTGGAACCCCAATGATACAAAAACAAATGGAAATGTTTGAAGATGGCGGTCTTAAAGATCAAGGCGGCACTGTAGATCCTATGTCAGGTAATGATGTACCTGTAGGAAGTACACAAAAAGAAGTGCGAGATGACATACCTGCACAATTAAGTGAGGGTGAGTTTGTATTTCCAGCAGATGTTGTAAGATTTATTGGTCTTGAAAAATTAATGGGGTTACGCCAACAAGCTAAAATGGGCTTAAAGAAAATGGAAGACATGGGTCAGATGGGAAATAGCGATGAAGCTACTATGCCTGATGATATGCCATTTGGTATGGCTGATTTAATTGTTATGTCACCTGAAGGAAGACAAGTTGAAATGGCTGAAGGTGGTGTAGTACAGGCAGCTACTGGAGTTAATGTAACACCTAGTACTAGAGGATCTACTACTGGTGTAACTAGAACTAACAATGTAACTCCTACAAGTTCTAATTTTTTAGCTCCTACAACAAGACCCTTAGTTACTGGAACAAGTAATACAAGGCCTAGACCTGATGTTCCTACTTTTGAAGATTCAATGGGTCAGGCATCTATTACTCTAATACAATATCAAAATACAGAAGGTGCTACACTGATGGTTCCACACATGGGTGGAAAACCTATTTATCCTGTTCCTGCAGGTTACTACGAAGTAAATGCCGATGGAACTCCAGTAAATCCTGAAGACGTGCCAGCAGCAGGTGCAGGAGATGCTACAACACAACCAGTAAAACCTATTGAAGTAGGTGATGGCCCAGATAGAGATATAATAGGAATGGTTCCGGGATCTGTAGGTAGTGCGGCTAGTTCTATATCTGCAACAAGTAGTATGGCAGATTTAATGACAGGCAAAAGAGAACCTACTATGTTAGAAAAAATGTATATAGGATCAAAGGCTCAAATAGCTGTAACTAGGGCGCAATTAAAGGCTGCAGGAATAAGGTCTACAGGTAATGCAGAAAGAGACTTGTTAGCTATTTCTTTATATAACTCAACTATGGAAGGAAAACGGTCTGGAATAGTACCAAATTCAGAAGAAGATATTAAAAACAAAAAAGATATAGATGATTTAAAAACTAAATATGTAGGTAAAAATACAAAATTAGCTAATCAACAAATGACTACAAAACAACCGTTTACAGCCCCACCTAAAAATAATACACTTACAGATGTTAGCACTACGCCAACGGCACAACAAAAGTCTAATGAACAAATGATAACAGATCAAAGCTTTACACCAACGGCACAACAGCTATCTAATCAACAAATGGCTACAGATCAAGGCTTTACACCTACAGCACAACAGCTATCTAATCAACAAATGAGTACAAACCAGATATACACACCTGATGTAACAGAAACACCATCAATTTCACCGGAACAATTAGACTATAATATAGCAAGAGCGATTGCAAAATATAATGAACAAAGCTCTGATATTCTTTCAGATGAAAAGCGTATGCAAAAAGGACAGATAGGTGGATTACCACCTAAAGGAGAAGATAAAGTTGTAAATGTTTTAACAAGCGAGGGAATACAGAATATGTACACTCCTTCAGCGGATTTTACAGATGTTGACTTTGGTGAGTATAGCCCACCACAAGCATCTCTTGAACAGTACAATGTTGCTAATCCAACATATGAAGGTCTAACAACAAAAAACGGTGAAATCATGAGTGCGCTTGGAGATGACATAAAATCATATGTTTCAGCTTATTCGGCAAACACACTAATGGACGCAGAAGAAGAATCTAGGGCAAAAGCAGCAGAAGAGTTTGCTAGGGTAGCAAAAATTAAAGCAGCATCAGAATTAAGAGCAGCTGAACAGCAGTCAGACGCTTTACAGGCAGCAGCAGAAGCTAAAGCTAAAGAAGATGCTGAAAAAGAACAAGCTGCTATTGATTATACTGTTTCACAACCAGATGGTGGAACAAGTTATACTGCTCCAAGCACCCCTAGTGGAGGCAGTGCTGGATACTCTGGAAGTTATAATGAACCCGGAAGAGGAGATGGCCCTGATGGGCCTGACGCACCTGATGCACCTGATGCACCTGATCCCGGTTCTTCATATGGAGGTGGCCCATTTAATAAAGGCGGTCTAGCTGCAAAGAAAACAAAAAAGAAACCTACTAAAAGATATAAGAAAGGTGGTTTAGCTGCATCTAAAAAATAGCTAAATATGACTGGCTACTCATCCCCCTACTAACACAGGCTACGGTGGCCCCAGTAAAAGGAGACAGAAATGTCTGACACATTAATGGCAGAAGAAGTAAAGCCAGAAGAAAAAGTAGCATTTGCAAATCGTAAATACTCTAATGAAGAAAGAATCAAAAAAGAAGAAGAAGAACTGGCAGCATTAGTTGCAGAGCAAAAAGGTGAAGTAGAACCTGAAGAGGTTGAAGAAGAAAAAGAACCTACTAATGCTGAAGAAAAAAGTTTTAAGAAAAGATACGGTGACTTACGTAGGCATTCACAAAAACAACTACAAGAACATGTAGAAAAAATAAATGCATTACAAAGTCAACTAGAACAGTCTACTAAACAAGAGATTAAACTACCTAAGTCTGACGAAGACATTGAAGCGTGGGCTAAAGATTATCCTGATGTTGCAGCCATAGTAGAAACTATAGCAATTAAAAAAGCTAAAGAACAATCGTCTGGCT